TAAGGAAGCGCGTATCCAGACAACAATGTCTGAATGTCTTAAAGGCGCACGTGTAGCTAAACGTCAGTTAAAACCTGATGGTAAAGTTAAGTACCAGTGCATAAAATCTATGGCTGAATTAGAGACAAATATTGATGGCTCTTTATCTATTAAAAAGCTTATATTAAAATAATGGTAAAAGTTTCAGCAGAAATAGTTAATGGTAAATGTCCTACATGTGATCAATTAACTATGTTAGTTAGTTTAACACCTGAACTTTTTAGGTGTATGAATTGTGGCGCAGATTTACACCAACATGTTAATGGTAAAATAACTTATTTACCCGTTATGTCTTCGCGTACAGATGGTGGAGTACCTTTTGTAAAAGAATGGACTGAATAATGGCCAAAGCTAAAGGTCTTTACGCAAAAGTTGCACATGTCCCCATTTTTCATAAAACAAGTATAGGTAGAAATCCCAGTAAATGTAAAATGAATAAATCTAAACGCAGAAGCTTTAAAAAATATAAAGGCCAAGGAAAGGGTTGACAAATATCCCTAGATATCCTATATATAGGATATGAAAGAAAAACAATTAACAATAACCAGTAGTAATATTACTAAAAAACAATGGTCTAATTTAATATTAGAATTAAATTTGATTAAAAAAGCTTGGGCTGGATATGCAACATTAAACATAAAAGCACCAGGTATAAAAAAGATAATAGCACATGGAACGAGAGTTGGTTTTAAAGAAGATTGATGACCAGTTAGTAGGCGTCCAAGTCCCGCAGTATTGCGTTCCTCTGTACGTTAGCTGTGACCTGAAAGGGTAGCAACCAAAGCTGGATGTGTGGCTACCAAGTTCTTTAGGCCAAAGAGGTAGTCACCATATATGAATTATGCTAATAAGTATTTTAATTATACTAGGAATCTACGCCCTTATTATTGGGATGTTATTACACTGGAATTTAGAAAAACCTATCACAAGAGGGAAAAAGTGATAGGTTATTGTGGTGAGAATAATTAGAGTGTAACATAATTGTCACACTATTGTCAAGTCTCAGCAACTTCATTACATGAAAAGGTAATAGATATTTTATATCTATTAACATCAGCTGGTCCTATCTCTTTTAATTTTCTAGCAGCTTCTTCATAACCAAAAATACTACAATCATATCCACTATCAAATTTTTGTGGCCATTCAAGTGGGGGCATACAAGTATTAGCTGAATAACTACACATCATTAAAATTAAAACAAATTTCATACTTGACAAATCTCCTACATATCCTATATTATCATCATAAATAAATGAAAGGAAGTCAAATGACTGATATAACTAAATATAGAAATGTTTCATTAACGCATGAAACATACAAGACTTTGATTGCGTTGTCTAAGGTATTATTGCCTGATGCACAATTGTCAATTAGCAAAACCATTGAATCAATAGCGAATGAGAAAGCGAAGAAGTTAAATGGAAAAGTCAAAAAAGTATAATGAACACGTAGCTATTTGTCCAAACTGTAATGGGAATGGATATATTAAAGCTACAATTGAAGAAGGAAGAGAACACATAGTTATTCAATGTAATGTATGTGATTCGGAAGGGGAAATATATGTGGATGAGTCCGAAGTTATTGAGTCTTATATCGATGCTGATTATCCTGCAGATAATGCTCGCAAGCTGCACTAAAACTAATCAACATAATTATAATCCTCTAACAAGTATTGTTAGATTAATCTATTCTGGTACACAATAATTGGAGTTAATGTATGGAAAAAAATAAAATAGAATACCAAGTTTTAACTTGGGGTCCTTGTGTGGCTAAGTTAAAAATTACTGATGAATTTTTTAAAGTTCTTACTGAAGAAGCTAACGCATCGGTAAAAGAAGAATTATCTTACAATCATCGATTGGCTGGTATAATTCAAAAAGAATATAAGTTTAGAGACTTATCTAAGGTACAACCTTACTTAAATGAGATTGTAAATGTTTACGATCAGATATGGGATAAGTGGAGAAATTCAGATAAACCTTCCAAGAATAGTTATCTTATAAAATCTGTATGGGTTAATTTTCAAAGACAACATGAGTTTAATCCACCACATGACCATTCAGATGATTTATCTTTTGTAACTTATTTAAAAATACCTCCAGAAATTAAACAAGAATTTAAAGATTATAAAGGCAAGAGTTCTGGTCCTGGTGGTCTTAGTTTTATTTATGGAGAAGGAGATAGAAAAGCTATTACTTATCAAGCTCATTTTCCAGAAGAAAAAGATTTTTTTATTTTTCCTGCATGGTTAAAACATTATGTAGCCCCTTTTAAATCAGATGTTGAGAGAATATCAGTGTCCGGTAATATAGCAAATCAAGTTCCATTTAGTTCATTAAAGGAAGTACCTAAAAATGATTCCTGATACAGATAAAGCATACATAGCAGGTCTGTTTGATGGAGAAGGAAGTATTAATTTTACTAGACGTCCCGAAAAGAAAAAGAAACATAAAGGGAAACCTGGATATAGAATTTCTAATAGTTTACGATTAAGCATGGAAGTAACCATGACCGATAGGTCCGTTATAATTTGGTTACATGAAGTGTTAGGTTGTGGAACTGTTACTAAAAAACCACGTAAAGGTAAACGTGTAGATGGTACAAATTACTTGATGCAATACCGATGGCGTTGTACCTTTAGAGATGCTTATTATGTCTGTTGTTTAATATGGCCTTGGGCGCATACTAAATTACCTAAGATTCAACAAGTCATTGAACATTACGCAAGTCAAAGACTCGAGGGTGGTGCTGATATAATTAATTTAGATGAATATAAAATGAGGAGAGACTATGTCAAGTAAGAAGGAAAAAGGTAGAGTGTGGGACGGAAGAAGTAGACCCACGAATGATTTATATAAAAAAAATTATAATAAAATTTTTGGTAAAAAAGAAAAAACTTTGCATGAAGAACTTATGGAAGGTTTTAATAAAGAACAAGAAGAGAGAGCTAATGAAAATGATGAGTGATAAAGAAGCGAAGGAATGGCACTTAGCGATGGAGAAGTTAGAAAAGATGAATCGAAAAGGGTTAATAAAATCTAATAAATACAACTACATACAAGGAAAACAGCTCACGGACCCCGGATCAGGGACCAGGGTTTATGACATAGATAATTATAGACTTCCTAGTGTGACTACGATATTAGGCGCTACAAAAAATAAACAATTCTTAAAAGATTGGAAGGCCAAAGTTGGAGAAGCAGAAGCAGAGCGAATCAAAAACCATTCTAGTAATAGGGGGACAGCTATGCACAAATTCTTGGAACATCATATTCTCGGAACTGGCTGTGTTGATCTTACGCCAATCGGACAGGAGGCGAAGCCCATGGCCGACAAAATTATTGAGATTGGTCTTACACCTGTGGAAGAATATTATGGTTCGGAAGTTATGTTACATTACCCGGGTTTGTACGCAGGGAGTACAGATTTGGTTTGCTTACATAATGGCATGGAAACTATTGTTGACTTCAAGCAAAGTAACCGTCCGAAGAAAGAGGAATGGATCGAAGATTATTATTTGCAAATCGCGATGTATGCAATGGCCCATGACTACGTCTACAAATCTAAAATTGAGCAGGGAGTTATCATGGTATGCACGCCTGACTTATATTATCAAGAATTCAAAACACAAGGCGCTGACCTTAGAGCCTGGAAACACAAAGCATTAAAAAGAATTAATATGTATAATGAACTTATGCATGATGAGAAAGAGAATATAATTAAGCAAGGAGACTTGCCTGATTTACTTAAAGAAATGACAAAGGATAAAAAATGAATTGTTGGCACTGTAATACAGAGTTAATATGGGGTGGTGATCACGATACCGAAGATAATGAGGACTATGATATAGTTAGTAATCTGTCGTGTCCTGCCTGCCATGCCGCCGTAGACGTGTGGCATCCGTCCGAAAAACTAATAAAGGAGTATGAAGAATATGAACGAAAATCTGTTTAGAACGCTTCTAAAGAGATATGAAGCTACAATCGAGGATTGTATATACAAGATACAATCATTAAGTGAGAATAATATAATAATCCCGGAGCATGTGGACATCACAGGTGAGGCCGATAAGCTGCTTCAAATCATGGCTGAAGCTGAAGATAAAGTGGCCGTATTGAGGAAATATTATGTCCAAAATAAGGCAGATAAGAAGGTATTGTGACATTTTTGCCACAATGTGTTGCAAATAAGTCACACCAAAATTCCAGTGTATATGTATGGTAAAAAAAATAAAAAAAAAAATAAAAACTACTATAGAAATAATGTCATTCTGTCACTTTGGTCTAGAAGTGTTGGTATACAACAATAATGTGTGCCAAAATGTTGTAAAAAAAAGTGTCATGTGACAGATTATTTTGTCACTTAGGGCAATATTTCAGTTTGCCTATGCGCGCGCGATACAAAATTCTGAGAAAACTGATTTTTTTTAGATACATATATAGATTTTGAGTTATAACGAGATATGCCTAAAAAGAGAAGAAAAAGAGTAATAGCCACAGATGGCCCGGACATCCCTTACCCTAGAGTTAGGGTGGATTGGATTGACTGTGTAAGTGATTCAGGTTGGGCTACTGATAAAGAATTTGATAAGATGAGTCTGGCAACTCCGGTGAACGAAGGGTGGTTATACTCTAAAGATAAAAATGCAATTAAACTATTTGCTTCTTATGATAAAGATGATGATGGTATTACTTTTGGGGATCGGACGATGATTCCTCTGCCTTGGGTGAAGAAGGTAACGAAACTGTAATATCTTGTGACTCCCCTTCAACAGTCTTCATATTCAGGAGAGCGCTGTAGTCTTCTAATATTTTTGCTTTCTTCATTCTTAATTCTTCCTCTGACATTTCTTCTAGTTTACCTGTTTTTATTATTTTTCTGTCTATATATAATCCTCCTGCCTTTCCACGATTTGTTTCAGCGTTTACTGCTGCGGAAAAAGAACTTTTCTTTAAAGCTAACTCTTTGATTCTAGCTAACTCTGCTATATGATTTTCGTAAGTCACAGAAAATTTTGCAAGTTTTTCTTTTCTTAATTCTTCCATGTAGGTAACAACAAGTGGGGATAGTCTTGGGTTTGTTAGCTCTGACCCTTCTACCATAGCTCTTTCAGGTTTGTATCCAGCAAGTTTAGCTGATTCAGCTTTGCTTAATGGTCCGTCAGGACCTCCGAATATTAAATACTCGGCAAATCTTTTTTGCATTTCTGTTAATCTCTTAGGAACTCCCATATTGACTTTTTAAGGTAATAGTCCTATATTGTCAAGGTATGAAAGATAAACGTACATATAAAAATATAAAGGAATATGGAGAAGATATGAGTTATGAGAATGATACAACGTTAACTAATGAAGATAGAGGATCGAATGATTTAACTTTGATGGCAGAATTACATCAAAAAGAAATATGGGAATGGAAACAAAAAGAATCTGAATACATTCAAACAAAGAATTTATTAGATGGGTCTAAAAGAATTATAGCTGAAATGAGTTCTCAAATGAACAAACAAGTTAAAATCATAGAACAATTAGAGCAAGAAATTAAAAGACTTGTTGCGGAAAAGAAGAAATGAGAGTAAGAGATTTACAAGAATTCCTTTCTACTTTTACGGCTAGCAATAAAGCAGGAACAAGACAAGGCAACGCTGTCAGTGATGCTGTACTCTACGTTGAAGTGAATGGTCAACTACATGAAATTAAAAAAATGGAAGTACAAGAAAACAGTCAGACTATATTTGGAGCCACAGGAAATCATCAATCTCATCGTCTCGTTATGAGAACAGCACCAAGAACTAACATAGTTTTACCGGGGAATCTGCGTACGCCGGGCGCGTAATGAATGTAAGAGTTACCCTGAAAAACCTATGGGTCCAGAGTCAAAATTTTATAAAGAAATTAAAAGAAAACTTCCTGAGTTTTCATGGATTAGGATTGAAAACATTAGCTTACTTGGTACTCCTGATCTATTGGTGTATAATACTTCTGGGCACTTTCGTAC